TTTCCCATTCTTTACCTTCAAACAAAAGAGCCTCTGCCTCTCTACGTCTGATTAAACCATCAAGAACTTTACCGCCTGCTTTGTTCCATCTTTTTATTTGGCTTGGAACTTCATCATACTCTGAATTATTTAATTTTTTCAATAAAGTAGAAGAAGATAAGTTTGTACTGCCTAAATTGAATACCCAAGATACCATCGCGTCAAACTGGTTTTGCTCTAACGGCACTTTAACCATATTGTTGATATAACCTTCATATTCGTGCATTTCTTCTTTTAGAATTGACTCTGCTTCTTCTTTGGTTATCTCCATATCCTCGGTGACACCTTTTGTTGTTCCGTAACCAATAGTCAAAACATTTGCAGCACATCTATAGGCTTTTAGTTCGCAACCCTCGAACTTCTTTATAAGTGACAAACCTTCTTCTGAAATATTCATCAGTAATCTCCCCATACTTTTACTTTCTTACCACCGTGATATTCTACTGCATGTCCCTCTTTTATCAACATTTGGCAAATATCTTCACCATCTTCTGTATAAGGAATACCGAGTATGCGGCCGTACTTGCCTTTGCCGAGCGATTTGATCTTGAAAGAACCTTTACAAAGCTCTTTTAATCGTTCTTTTGCAGCTAATCCTAGTTTCTTTTCAGATAAATCTCTAGTACGTGATTCGGGGGTATCAATACCGTGAAGCCTAACGCGCTGTTTATGCAGTTTTACATCAAACCCTAGGTCTAGTATACAATCAAAAGTATCGCCATCTACAACGCGATCTAGCGTTGCTCTGTATACAAAAGCATCTGGAGATTTACTCATTATCTTTCACCTCTTGATTAGTCTGATCGTTCTCTCTGTAATATTCTATTATAGTAAGAGATTGTCTTATATACCTTTTTATGTCTGCAATGTTGTTAGATAAATTTTGATAGCCTTGTGCAGTTAGACTGTAGTATGCAACAGCAGGTGCATCTCCTTTGTCGTAATCTTCGATGTAAGTTCTCATGGTTTCTGGATTTAACACTTTCCATTTTATTTCTGCTGGACTTAGAACCTCTGGTAGAGGTGGGTGATACATAGGTGCAGGTTCTGTTACAGTAATTATTTCTACTTGTTTTGTTTCTGGTTTTTTGTCAAACAAATTTCCGTAAGTGGAACAGCCAGATAAAAATAAAATGCTAATTAATAATAACTTCTTCATCAAATTGTCCTGGATTAGTAAGTTCTATAAGTTCAGAGTTTACCTTTTTTGTACCTCGGTTGACTATTCCTTCCATCAATCCAGGTTTTGCAATAGCAAGATTGTTTAAGTCATGTCTTGCAAACGTATTTCTGAGTTTTTTAACTTCTTCGTTTGCTTTATTGCTTGTTTCTGTAAGTTCTCTAATCTTTTCTTGATTTTGTTTTTGATTCTCTAGTTGCTGTTTCATGTTTTCGTTTTGTTCAGCTACAGTATTCTCCAGGACTTTTTGATTCTGTATAGCAACATTTAATTCAACTTGTAGTTTTTCTATCTTTGAATTCTGTAAGTTTATATATAAGGCACTTGCACCCAAACTTGCTATCAATAAACCACCTAGTATTATGTTTGTTTGTATGCCCATGTGTTTAGTTTAACCTAAATAGATCAATATTTTAACTACCTTGCTTAATATTGATAATTGACGACGTTCCTCCATTCACACTTACAGCGTTGACTTTTCCCTCCTGATCTATACGAATATCGTAACTGCCGTCTTTTGATACCTTTATTTCTAGCTTGTCTTCTACCTGTCTTATAAGTTTTACTTCTGAGTCTGTTATAAAACTAGATATTTGAGTTTGGCTATCGTAACCAACTGCTGTCCCTCTTAATCCTTGCTCTGACAATTGTGCGTCTGCTTTTTGCAATTCATCTACCTCTTGTATTACATCAAGCAAATCTTCCAAAAAATTAGTAGCAAGGTAATCTATATCCAGCTCTGTATATTCTAAATCCTCTGACTCTAGTGCATCTTGATCTAATTCATCAAACTCAAGATAGTCAACATCAAGTATTGTATCGTTATTGCTTGCTCTGGAGTCATCTGTATTGAGTTCTCGTTCTTTTGGTGGATTTACAATTAAGTAGTTATCAATCATATCTAATGTAAGATCAAGTATGACTGGATTGGTGGGTGGTGTTTCCAGGTTATAAACCGTTGTAGCTTGATATGGTTCATTTAATACTACTTGGCCTAATGCTGTTGTTACTACTATCTCTCCTGAACTATTGCCATTTTCATCTGGTAAAAGAATGACTAAACTCTCACCAGACTCTTTTACAGTGATTGTGAAGTCCGTCCCCCTTATTCCAATTGAAGCTGCATTTGTCCTTATTGATATATTTTCTTTTGGTATGCGTGGCTTTTTACTAGAAATAAAACGGCCTGTGCCTTTAACAAAGTTCAAAGCCATACTTGATTTACTGGGGTTAGGATCGAATACAAACTTATCAATAACTACATTAGAGTGTTCTGTAAGTCTTATTGTAGTATCGTCACGAAACATAACGCCCATTCTGCCATTACTTGTTTCTAGGCGATCCATAGCGTTTAGTGAGAAGTCAATCACACTTTCGTATGGCTTGTCTCTTACGACTCTGGTATTACCTTTTAGTTCTGTAATACTTCCTATATCAACAGCTTGTGCTAGTACCCTGGTCTGATTGGTTAATACATACGCTTCCGCCAGAACCAGAACTAACGACCCTAAGCCAATCATTGTCTTGCGTAGATTGTTGGTCAATGTCGAAACTCCTTGTTGATCCATCATGTTCTAGTTTGAAGTAAACGCCAGCGTAGCCGTCCGCATTGTGGTCAACGGAATTCGAGTCACCATCTAGGTCTATATAACTTGTACCTGAATCCACATCTAAATCAATGTGAACAGTATTGCTTGAACCTTGCACTATCGTATCTATATCTGCACCACTTGCTAAACTGTTGGTAGCTAAGTCTAGTGTCATGGTGTTGGTTGAACCATCCACGTCCACATTTATATTCGCATTATCTGCCGAGTTTGAGTTACCAGGATCAACCTGAATAGTGTACGAGTTTGTATCACCATCAAAATCAAATATACCTGTGAGGCTATCTGCATTAATATCACCTAACATCTTGTTATTGTTACCTATCTGATTTACGTCTAACGTCATTGTAGCACCATCTAAATCAAATTCAGTCATAGAGCCATGTGCAGAGTTTAGGCCACCTATGATGTTGCCAGAACCTAGCTGCTCTAAGTCAATGTTTGCTGTCGCACCTACTTGATTGACGAAGATTTCATTGTCGTCGGATTTTGCCAGACTGTATGCAAACAGAAATGCAAGCATAACAGAACCATAAAACATATTGTTGAAGTTGTCATTCATATTGCCAATACCCTCTTTCAATACCTATCTTAATTATTTGTAAAACACCTTCTTCGATGCTTTTTTGTAGGGCAATTGATGAACTTTCAGTTTCTGTAACGCCACCCTCAACCTCCACCAATTGAGTCCCTTCCTCAATAAATCTAAATATATCTTGCGATAAGCTGACTGAGAGTATTGTTTTTGTAACAAGCACCTCAACCAATATTTCTCCTGTGGAGACTGAAACAAGTCTTAGACTAATGGTCATCAGGTTTTCTACATATTGCTTAGAAGAACCTATACCAAGCCATCTAGCTCCACTTCCACCACTTTTCGTACTTGTATCATAACTCAATACACCACCTTGAATCAAAAGTCCAGCAAAAAGTAATGGTTTTACTTGTGTTTCTTCCTCAAAAGATTCGCGCGTGCTTCTTATAATTTGGCGTTCTTTTGTCAGCGAATCTAAACCCACCCTTTCGGTTACTCTAAAAAATTCTCCATTAGCTGCGTGTTTGAGTGCGCGAATCAAATATGCTTCTGGTGCTTGTGTTATAGCGGTGCTAAAAAGTGCAAACTGGCCGTTGCTTTTGCGTTGACCTGTATGATCCATAAAACTATTGGGATAAATAGCTATGACAGGTTTACGTTTTGCTGGTTTTAGATTCTTTAATTCCTTTGATTGTAACTCTAATATTGATGATTTTTTAATTACGATACTAGGTATTCCACCACCCTCTAAGATATTCTTAGATGCGCAACTAGAAAGTAAAATCACCAATAGGAACAGTAATAGTAGTTGTCCCACCTGATTCATCGGTGATAGTAAGTGTGATAGTCTCATTTTCAATTACTTCGTACTCAATTTTGTTACCTTCCAATGTTAATGACCCTGACTCTTTTTTATCTTCACCAAACAGACTCTCTACCATTTGTCTTGATAATTGGGCATATATGCGTGATTCTAAATTACGTATAAACCTAGCTAACGTGGTATTGGAGGCATCTCTGGCTAATTCATCTTTGTATGCTTCTATTTCATCTTTGACTGCTTGTTTTCTGCTTGCTTCTTGCGAGTCGATTGTTAAGTAATGTGAAGAAGTGTTTACACCAGAAAAACTAGGATTCTTAAATTTAAAAGACAAAGTATCTGCGTGTATTTCTAAATTCAGTATTAATAACAAAATTGCGACATGCCAATATATTATTAATGTAAATGTTGTG